TTTTTGCAATCCAATCAGACTGCACATCCTCATTCGCATCACCAAACATCTTTCCCAAATCTCGCAAATTACCTTCTTTGATAAGACGGTTCATTGCAATTTTTTGGTATTCAACTAAACTTTTCATAATATTTTCTTTCTCTGTTTTCTCATTGTATATACAGTATAACAGACAAAAGTTAGTTTGTCAAGATGTATTTTTGCAACACTATAGTACCCAATCTTCTGCTATATGTTCGCCATGATCTTCAGATGAAACATGTACCTTATCAATTAGTCTATACTTTCCGTACTTAAATTCTAGTAATAAGACATACAATCTACCGTCTTGTATTTTTACTTTGGCAGTTCTATTAGGTATTACAGGGTGTATCTTGTTGCAATCGTCACTTGCAAACCAATGCAGTTCTTTATCTTCCATTACCATCCCATCATAAACTTTACTTCTTCTGATACGCTATCCATCGTGAATGGTGGATCAAATGTGGTAATCACTTCTACATGTAAAACTTCTTGATTTTTGTATCCAGCTGCGGTTATTTCTGATACTATTACATCTGCGAATGAGCAAAATGCACTTGTTAATGTATGTGTTATGGTAATCCATTTGTTTTCCTGATCTATGTCTATATCGTATATTAGACCTAAATCGTATATGTTAATACTAATCTCAGGATCAAAGATTTCTCTTAGATTTTCTATTACCTGCTCTTTATCAATCATATTTGTCCTTTTACTTTCAGCTCTGCACTCAATATAAGTAGTGATCTTTGTAACCACAACCCTCTATCCTCTATCTCTCGTAATGTTCTGCCGCACCCTCTGCACGTAAAACCGTTATGCATATAGCATAGTTCACTTGGACATCGTGGTGCAGCCGTATTTGAATTGTTATTATACATCGCCTAGGTGGTTTCTCGTAATTTTGTTGATAATATCAGTATCAACTACCGGAATATATGTTTTTACATATTCAAGAACATCCGTATCGTTCTTTGCACCCATTGCAATTGAATCCATAATCTGCTCTTCAATATCCATCATGAAATTTTTCATCTTACTCATATTGTTTTCCTATTCTATTATATCTAATAGTACCATATAAAATGAAGTTTGTCAAGGGTAATGATTATGTTTGATATCTTTTATCACTATACTTGCCACCCTTCACCAAAGTCTGTCTTATCAAACACCGGCTCTGCAAATTTATCTATCTCTTTTGTTTGATTACTATCTGCAAGACCCTGTTGCTCTTCTAATGTAACATCAAATAGTTTCATCTTTGCACGATCAATTCCTATCACAAATCTCTTATTTGATGTTGGATCATTATACCTATTCTTTAACTGCTTCACCGCAATCTGGTTGAGTGCGTCTAGCTCTTCATTACTGATAAGTGCAAACATCAGATCAGCAGTTGCAGGAAGACCAAAGGACTCGCTTGTATCCTCTAGTCCTACATCACTATTAGAGAATCCTGATCTAGTCGTTTGAGTTGCAGACATGATAGGAACATTTGTCTCAACTGCAAGTCCACGCAACTCTTCTGCAATACTTTTAATGTACATATACGAGTTGACATTGGCTGCACCTTTAAATCGTGATGATCCACAGATATTTAGATAATCAATAAAGATAATATCTGGTTTGAAACTTTTCTTAATCGCAAGTTCCTTAATCAGTCCTCTAAAGTGTGCAGCATTTGCTGAAGCAGTTGGATACTCCTTTACAATAAGTGTTCCACTGGTGTTTTTGATAATATTCTCTATCTTACTCTCAAACATCTGCTTGGGTAAATCATGTAAATCTTCCATAGAAACATTCATGAGGTTTGCATCGATACGTTCAGCAATACGTTCCTCAGCCATCTCCAGAGTGATGTACAGGACACTTTTACCCTGACTAAGACAGTTTGCAGCCATGTGACACATGAACAGAGATTTACCAACACCAGTGCCTGCAAGAGCAATGTTAAGTGTCTTCTGTGGTAATCCACCCTTGGTAATACGATTGAAGAAGTCCAGATCAAATGGAATCTTCTCCTCTACTTTATGATAGAAATCAAACCTTGATTCTGAATCCAGAAGATAATCATGACCAACACGGTTATCAAAACCAACAGCCAGGGCATCTGTAAGAAGGCTAGGTAAAGCATCAACCCCTCTATCTTTATCTTTTCCATCAATAATTTTAATCCCATCCACAATTGCATTATACACAGCCTTATCTTTACAGAATTGTTCAGTAGTCTCTACCAACCAATCAAAGTTAACATCCTCATCATTCTTTAGACTTTTGACTACAGTTAACACACGCTTGTAGTCATCCTCATTTAAGTCTTTTCTATTATCTAGCTCAACCTCAAGAGAGTTTCTATTTGGCAGAGCATTGTATTTGTCTACAAACTTTTGTATCTCCTCAAATACAATACGTTCAGTACGATCAGAGAAATAATCTCCCTTGATAAAGGGTAGTACCTTTCTAGCAAATGGTTCGTTGTAAATTAAGTTAGATAGGGCTGTTTGTTCAATTGTTGTCAAGTTTTGTATCCTCAGGCATGTCTGTTGTTATAATATCTACTAAAATATCGCCGATCAATCCAAAAAAATCTTCCTTGAAGTATTCTTGTGGTAGATCATTATTATCTATAATATCATACTCAAACCGAAAAGGCAATGCACCTTCTGAACTTATTTCATTCTCATCAGGGATTGATACCTTACCATATTTGTATATCACCCCCTCATATCGACCAGCTTCCTCAGTCAATCCAATATAAGTTTCTTTCTCATATTCTGTTCCGCCCTCATCAAGCTCTTTAACCTTTTTGAGGACAAATTTGTATTTGTTTTTAACATCAGACATTTTCAAGCATCCATTCTAAATATATTTCTTCGTTTAATATAACATACCCATTGCTATCACCATACGTTTTGATGTGAGTATATATTTCTTTAGGAGCATAGAGCTCCACTTGATTCTTCCACCACTCAACAGGTTGTCGAGTTACATGAGCATTTGTACCATCTGACAACACAGCCTTTGCTTCATTGTTTGCAATACCAAGATACACGAACCGTTCTGCTCGTGAGAATATCTGCTCAATGATATCGGGAACCTGTTCTTCTGGTATATGCTCAAGCACATCAGTTGACAAAACCCCATGAAACATCCCGTCTGGAAGTTCATCGTGCTCTGGTATTGCAGGGTCATACAGAGTAGGCATAGGCCAGTCCCAATCATTAACTTCATACACATCACCCTTACCACAACCAAAGTCGAGTAAAGTTTCTGCTTTCGTGTCGATGATTAGATCGTCAATATGAAGTTTATGAAACTTGAGAGCTCCACCATTTCCATAATCACGTTCTTCTTTATGAAATTGTTTATATTCTTCAATCCACCAATTCATTTTTTCCCATCTCTGTAGTACATAGTATCATAAAAACTTTTGGTAAAAGTATCCATTGTTGTATAAGAAGGAATATACGGCTTAAATTTTGATATTTTCTTGGGGGTTTCTAAGGCGAGAATTCTCTTCTCTATTATATCCATCCTTCGATTTTTCTCAATCGAGTCAGCAAGTCCTACTGCACCACCCGCTACGGTTAGTGCCAAGCAACCATTAAGAGCGAGAGTTAATATACAAAGAAAGCTGGTCTTCAGTAAGATCGACATTTTCAATGACCTTTTTGTAATTAATAAGATGTTCACCTGCTACAGCGTCCTTGGATTGCCCGTGATATGCCACAGCGTAGTGATTCTCAATCATCCATTCATTTAAAGTTGTCTGCCTATCTTCTTTTCCATCGTGTATTTTAAACTTACCAAGTGTTCTGCCGTACTTACCAGCCTTATCTTTTACCGTGACTAATGTTTGAGTGGAACCAACAGGCATAAATGATTCAACCATTTCCTTTGCAAGATAACCAAACTTCTTTTCTACTAAATCTCTTGTTCTGCTCTCTGGCGTGTCGATGCCATGCAACCGAATACGTTCTTTATGAATCCATATACCAAAACCAAGGTCAATATCAACATCTACTGTATCACCATCCACCACTCTAACAATCTTACAATTATATTCAAACATTTTTATACTCCAAAACTCTCGCCGCATCCACATGAACTTGTTTGCATAGGATTTTTTATTGCGAGATAAGAACCACCCAATTCTGTTACATAGTCAACCTCACTACCCATAACATACATTTCAGCTAGGGGATCGACTACCAACACGCCTTCTATAGGGTCTGACCATGTAACGTCAGGTAGATTATTTTTTAAATCCCACACATATTGCATACCAGAACATCCCCCACCTTTTACGCTGAGGGACACATGATCACCATTCATAATTACACTTTTCATATACTCTTTAGCACGATCTGTTACTGTTACCATCATAAATCTATTTATGTTTCTCTGTTAGCCCGTCTTAGAAGATATGATAAAACATTTTGCCAATACCTAGTAGCCCACTGAGTTGTAGAATTTTCTAGAGCAATCCTAGCATTATCTACCTTTCTATACCAATACTCCTTACTCATGTATATAACCTTAATTCTTCAATTCGTTCTTCCAACACAGCAATTGCAGTAGAAATTCTTCCTGTATCTTGTGGTTTCAGTCTTGTCTTTAAAAGTTGAACCTCTGTCTCCAGAATTGACTTGGTTAGTATCGCAACAGAATCAGTGTTAACTTGCATTATACATTCTCCTTATACTTGTCATACCAATACTTAGATGATGTGCGAAGCTCTTGATTTGCTTCACGAACATACTCAAGAAGATCAGTTATCACATTAGCCTGTTTGTCGGCCCAAGGATCACCACGAGCGGCAATCTGTTCAATAATCTCTTGAACGTAATTGATGGATGGGCATGTGTCACCCGGCACGTTAGGCGCAGAGGCCTTTGCAGCATCGATCATCATACGCTTTGCACTCACTTTAGGCATTTAACAATTCCTCATTTGTTGTTTCAAAAATTAACATATCTTTATATCTTACTCCATCCATCACTATTAAGTTTGAATTTATCAGTACCAATTAGCACCATATCACCAATACTCGTTGACCGGCAAAATTCATTACCAAACATAGGGGTAACATCTTCATCACGCCACCATGCTGAGTCTATTGAGTTTGTCTTTTTGAAAGCAAACTCCAACTTCTCAGATTCACTCATTGATTTATCGACATTAACCATAGCAACAGTACGTGGAGAATCTTCAAATGCAGAATGTATAACTGCAACCGTTTCTTTTAAGAGTGTTTTCATCAACGCATCCTTTTTCTTATTTACCATAACAACCTCTTTTTTATTATATACATAGTATATCATACTAATTAGGGTTTGTCAAGCACTAATCTGCACAACCCGCCATTAATCCTTCGGTGGAACAGGGGTCTTCTATTATCCCTACAAGTGCCAGGCACATAACTAGGAATGTAACGAACAGAAACGTCTTCATGATTAAGCTCCCGTCCAA